AGCGCATTCCCCTAATAGTCCCCCCAGTATAGAGTCCTTTTATTTTACAACACCATAATGGCACTATTCGCACTCTTCTCAGTTCTCACAGCATCAGCAATCGGAGCATACAAACTAACACCAAAATCAGAAGAAGAAGAATTATTTCTTCCTTATTGAATAAATAAAAACTGAATATCGTCGTCGCAGACGGAGGGGTAACTGGCCAAATCCAGTTGACACCCCTCTTTTTTATTGCTAAAGTGTATAGAGGACAACTGTAACTATGACTATCAAATTACTGCTCTTGAAGTCGGGTGAAGATATCATTGCCGATGTAGAGAATATGACTTATGGGGAAGGTGATGAGAAACGTGTGATGGGGTATTACCTCAACCGACCTTGTATTGTTAAACTGAGAGATCCTCGTCTCTCTAAAGAAGAAGAGAAGAGTGGATTTGAAGTATCCCTCTTTCCATGGATGCCTCTCTCGGCAGACCTAGATATTCCTATCCCCTCAGACTGGGTAGTGACTATGGTCACACCAGCTGCTAAACTAGAAAAAATGTATGTAGAGGACATTGTAAATTATGAAGGACCAGGAAAACAAGATGATCAAGATTCTGGCACTGATGAACAATCAGATTCTGATCAGTCAGATTGAAGAAGTTGGAGCAGACATTGGTGAACCTGACTGTAAGTTGGTAGAACCATATGTTGTTACCAAAGATAAAACTTTGCAACCATTTCTCTTGGACTACACTAGAGAAAATACTTTTATGATGAGTTCTGATAAGATTCTGACTCTTGCAGATCCAACTCCAACTCTACTTGAAAAATACCAAGACCTTATTAAGTAATGCGTTTCTATACTAATGTTCAATTGATTGGTAATCAGTTCCTCGTTCGGGGAGTTGAAAATGGTAAACGATATGAACATAGGGATGAATTCTTCCCTACACTATTTGTAAAATCTAAAAAGCAAACCAAGTATCGAACATTAAATGGAGAACCTGTAGATGAAGTGCATCCTGGCACTGTTCGGGATTGTCGTGAGTTTTATAAAAAGTATGAAGATGTGGATGGATTTCCTATCTATGGAAATGATCGATACATCTATCAGTATATCTCTGAGAAATATCCTGAGGATGAAATCAAGTTTGATATTAGTCAGATTAAACTGGTAACTCTTGATATTGAGACCACGGCAGAAAAAGGATTTCCAGATGTAGATTCTGCATCAGAAGAGATCCTTGCAATTACAATTCAGGACTACACTACCAAGCAGATTATCACTTGGGGTGTCAAACCTTTTCTGAATAAGCAGAAGAATGTTACCTATTATCATTGCCCCACAGAGCATGAACTTCTGAGCAACTTTATCAATTATTGGATGCAGGATGTTCCTGATGTTGTGACTGGGTGGAACATTCAACTGTTCGATATTCCATATATCTGCAAACGACTCAATCGAGTATTGGGTGAGAAACTGATGAAGAGATTTTCTCCTTGGGGTCTTGTATCTCAGGGTGAAGTCTTTATTCAGGGTAGAAAGCAAACCACCTTTGATGTTGGTGGTCTGACTCAACTTGACTATCTTGACTTGTATAAGAAGTTTACATACAAGGCACAGGAATCATATAGACTCGACTATATAGCTGAAGTGGAGTTGGGTCAGAAGAAGCTGGACCACTCTGAGTTTGACACCTTTAAAGATTTCTATACCAAAGGGTGGCAGAAGTTTATCGAATATAACATTGTTGACGTAGAACTTGTTGACCGATTGGAAGACAAGATGAAATTGATTGAACTTGCGTTGACAATGGCCTATGATGCTAAGGTCAACTATGCGGATGTGTTTTATCAGGTTCGCATGTGGGACAATATTATTTACAACTATTTGAAAAAACGTGACATTGTTATCCCCCCAAAGATTCGCTCCGACAAAAACGAAAAATATGCTGGAGCATATGTCAAGGAACCGATTCCGGGAAAGTATGATTGGGTTGTCAGCTTTGACCTTAATAGCCTGTATCCTCATCTCATTATGCAGTACAATATCTCGCCAGAGACACTTCTGGAGGAGAGACATCCCACAGCAACAGTGGATAGAATTCTTAATGAGGAGATAAACTTTGAACTCTTTAAGGATAATGCGGTATGTGCCAATGGTGCAATGTACCGTAAGGATGTTCGTGGGTTTCTGCCAGAACTCATGGAGAAGATGTATGGAGATCGTGTTATCTTTAAGAAGAGGATGCTACAGGCAAAGCAAGAGTATGAGAAGACTCCTACTAAGGCACTGGAGAAGGAGATTGCACGTTGCAACAATATCCAGATGGCTAAGAAGATTTCACTCAACTCTGCTTATGGTGCAATCGGTAATCAGTATTTTAGGTACTATAAACTGGCCAATGCGGAAGCGATTACGCTTTCTGGTCAAGTCTCTATCCGTTGGATTGAGCAGAAGATGAATGAGTATCTAAATAAACTGTTGTCTACCTCCGATGAGGACTACGTAATTGCATCTGACACAGATTCAATTTATCTTAATCTTGGACCTATTGTTGATAAATTCTTTAGTAATAAGTCTGACGATAAAGCAAAGGTTGTTGAGTTACTTGATAAGATCTGCCAAGACAAACTGGAACCGTACATCGATACGTGCTACCAGAATCTGGCGACGTATGTTTCAGCATACGATCAAAAGATGCAAATGAAGCGTGAGAATATTGCTGACCGTGGAATTTGGACTGCTAAGAAACGATATATTCTGAATGTATGGAATAGTGAAGGTGTTGCTTATGCAGAACCTAAACTGAAAGTCATGGGCATTGAGTCTGTGAAGTCATCTACACCTGCACCCTGCCGCAAGATGCTCAAGGATGCATTTAAGATTTTGATGACTGGAACTGAAGATGATATGATTGCATTCATTGATAAGAGTCGTGAGGAGTTTAAGAAACTCCCACCAGAACAGGTGTCATTCCCCCGTTCTGCTTCTGATGTTATGAAGTATAAGGGTTCTTCAGAGATCTATATTAAGGGAACTCCGATTCATGTTCGTGGAGCATTGCTGTTCAATCACTATATCAAAGAGAATAAACTTACTAATAAGTACTCTCTTATTAAAAATGGTGAGAAGATTAAGTTTTGCTATCTGAAGAAACCAAATACTATTCATGAGAATATTATTTCTTTTATTCAAGATTTTCCAAGGGAACTAAATCTTGACAAGTATATTGACTATGACCTACAATTTGAAAAGTCATTCCTTGAACCCTTGAAGGCAATCCTTGATGCAATTGGTTGGAGTGTAGAAAAAACTGTAAACCTAGAACTATTTTTCTCCTGATGGACCTGCCTATTAACGATAAAGAACTAAACACTATTATTAGTGCATTGCGACTTGGTGGTGATGCAGCACTTTATCAAAAACTTAATAATATTAAAGAGAATCGTCAGAGAGTCTCTGATAAAAATAAAGATGAAAAATTTGGATTTGTACTGTAATGGATTTTCTGAAAGAAATTGTAAAAGAGATTGGAGATGACTTTACCAAACTCGCAGCAGATATCGACGAGACTGAAACCTATGTGGACACAGGTTCGTACATTTTTAACGGACTTGTTTCAGGGTCTATATTTGGTGGTGTATCTGGGAATAAGATTACTGCCATTGCTGGGGAGTCTAGCACTGGAAAAACTTTTTTCTCTCTTGCTGTCGTCAAGAACTTTCTTGATTCTAACCCTGATGGGTATTGTCTATATTTTGACACTGAAGCCGCTGTTAACAAGTCTCTTCTCGCAAGTCGTGGGTTAGACCTTGATCGTGTGGTTGTTGTAAATGTTGTTACAGTTGAAGAGTTTCGTAGCAAAGCACTAAAGGCAGTTGATATATACCTTAAGAAATCCGAAGAGGAACGCAAACCTTGTATGTTTGTGCTAGACTCTTTGGGGATGCTTTCCACAGAGAAGGAGATTACTGACGCACTCAATGAAAAACAAGTTCGGGACATGACCAAATCCCAACTTATCAAAGGTGCTTTCCGTATGCTTACTCTTAAGTTGGGTCAAGCAAACATTCCTATGATTGTTACGAATCACACCTACGATGTCATTGGCGCTTATGTACCTACAAAGGAAATGGGAGGAGGCAGTGGCCTCAAGTATGCAGCAAGTTCAATCATCTATCTCAGCAAGAAAAAGGAAAAGGATGGAACGTCAATCGTCGGAAATCTTATCAAGGCTAAGACTGCTAAGTCGCGTCTAAGTAAGGAGAACAAAGATGTTACGGTGCGTCTTTATTACGATGAGCGTGGTCTTGATCGATATTATGGTCTTCTTGAATTGGGAGAACTGGGTGGTCTCTGGAAAAACGTGGCAGGTCGTTATGAGATGACTGTTGACGGAGAGACCAAGAAGGTGTATGCTAAGGCGATCCTCAAAGATCCCGAAACATACTTCACTGAAGAAGTGATGGAAAAGTTGGACGAAATCGCAAGGAAGGAATTTAGTTATGGAGAAAGTTGAGGTTCTAATCCTTAGAAACCTTTTATATAATGAGGAGTATCTCCGTAAAGTTATTCCATTTATCAAAGCAGATTACTTTGAAGATAGTAATCAACGGATTGTATTTGAAGAAGTTCTGAACTTCGTTACTGAATACAATCAACCTACTACAAAAGAAGTTCTTTGCATTGAAGTAGAAAAACGTGCTGATATTAACGACACTGCTTTCAAAGAAGTCACCAAATTAATCAGTTACTTGGAAGAAGTTCCAACTGACTTTGATTGGTTGGTTGATACTACTGAGAAGTGGTGTCGTGATCGTGCTATCTATCTGGCATTGATGGAGTCCATCGCACTTGCTGATGGTAATGATAAGGAAAAAGATAGGGATGCTATTCCTAGTATTCTGTCAGATGCTCTGGCAGTTTCTTTTGATGCTCATGTAGGACATGATTACCTTCTTGATTATGAAGCAAGATATGAGACATACCACAGGAAAGAAGACAAGATTGAATTCGACCTTGAGTATTTCAACAAGATTACGAAAGGTGGTCTACCGAATAAAACTCTTAACATTGCTCTCGCTGGCACTGGGGTCGGTAAATCTTTGTTTATGTGTCATGTCGCATCTTCCGCACTCCTCAATGGAAAAAACGTATTATACATCACGCTTGAAATGGCTGAAGAGAAGATTGCAGAACGAATTGATGCTAATCTCCTCAATGTCCCTATTCAGGAAATAACTGAATTGCCTAAGGTGATGTTTGAGAGTAAGGTAACAAACCTTGCAAAGAAGACTCAAGGCACGCTAATTATTAAAGAATACCCGACTGCATCTGCACACAGTGGACACTTTAAGGCACTTCTTAATGAACTTGCACTTAAGAAGTCATTTAGACCTGATATTATTTTCATTGATTACCTTAATATATGTGCTTCCTCTAGGTATCGCGGAAACAGCTCTGTCAATTCATATTCGTATATTAAGGCTATTGCAGAAGAACTTAGAGGACTGGCTGTTGAAGCAAACGTCCCTATCGTTTCTGCCACGCAGACCACTCGTTCTGGTTATGGTAGCAGTGATGTTGAGCTTACTGATACTAGTGAGTCCTTTGGTCTCCCTGCTACTGCTGATCTTATGTTTGCCCTTATTTCTACAGATGACCTTGAGGGGTTGGGACAAATTATGGTGAAGCAGTTGAAGAATAGATATAACGATCCGACC